ATTTTTCACCATTAATTTCAAGTACTAAATCACAAGTACCAGCATATATAAATTGGTCTGAGAATAAATGGATTTCACTCTCTATTAGAGTTGGTTTATAAGTACTCCAAAAATCATGGAATTTTAAAATCATTTTCCATACATCTAATGAATAAATAGATGTTCCTTTCTCATCAAACCATTGTAGTTTTTCGCCTTTAAGATATCTTTCAGCGGCGTCATGTACTTGAGTACCTTCTTCAGCTGCTCTACGAGCAATAATATCTGCGTTATGTCCTACATCTTTAAGCCAATTTTCAAAATATTTATTTTTTGGCATAAATTGTAAAATATTAGTAACAGATGGATAATAATTTCCATGTCTACTATAGAATCTACTGTCTAATATATTAACTCGTTTAGAATCTACATCCGCTTCTAAAATACGTTTAACATGTTTTTTGTTAATGTTTACATTTTTTTCTATCATAATGATAATTTTTTTTCAAGCAAGCCTGAAAAGGTTAGGGGATAGGTGTTCTGTATTAATTCAGTAAAATGTCTAAATCCTAATTCGCTTGGATCTTTACCATCTAAATCTACTAAATATACTTCTTTGCCTTCATTTATTAATTGTTCACAAAATTGTAATGCTTCTCTTAATGCGTCTCTATCTAAAGCTACGTAAATTTTCTTAACAGATGATGCTACTAGCTTTAACATCAACGTAGACTGTATATTCTTGCCTAATAACGGTATAACATTTCGTTTAATAGCAATGGCGTCAAACATTCCTTCGCACAGTATAATCGGTGTATTCCAGTTTATAAACAGTTCGAATGGTATAACGTTACGTGACACATCTGGATTCTTATATTTAAGACTTGATGTTTTATCAAAGTTACGAGCAGTAAAGTAATTTAATTTGCCCGTAGCATCATATGATGGTAAAATAATCATTTTATTAAATTTACCACCCTCACAATAACCTATATTATATTTTAATATATCATCTTCTGTTATACCTCGTTTTTTAATATAATTTAAAGCATGTTTACCTATAATATTACTATCAGATATATTAGTTAATGGTTTAAATTCTTGAGGTAATTTTAAAATAGTTGCAGTTTGTACTATTTTTTCGCCTGATGTGTATTTAACTAATGGTCTTAGTTCTGCTAACTTATCAGGATCAGCATGTATTGCTTTAAATAAATTAATTAATGATTTACCTTTTTTATTACAACTCCAACAATGCCATGGATTTTCACTTTTATCTGATTCAGTAAAATTGATTTCTAACTTAGGTTTATGGTGATTACAGAAAGGACAATGATACGCGTAGTTGCCTTTTGATGTAGATTTACTAATGCCTAAAACCGAGTTTACTAAATTTACAAGTAGTTGATTTACCATACCTCATATTATACGAAAGAATGGTTAAAAAGCCAAACTATAGTGTAAAGTCCTTAGTAAAGAACTTACCTAATATATTATCATTATAGAATGATTCTGGGTGTTCTAATACTTTATATGTAAATAAGGCTTGTGTTTCGTAGTAAGTTAGTAATTTTTTATTAGGTGCTAATTTAATTATAGTGCGAGTGAACAAATCTTGTTTACCGTCTTTAATTAATTGCATTACTTCTTTATTAGAGCCGTAATATGTTTCCCAATCTGATTCTTTGGTTATTATTTTAGTAGTTGGTTTACGGCCAACACCAGTTAATTCGGCTACTTCTTTTTTACCTAATTTTACTTTTTTATTATGGTATAATACTTTTTTACCTATATAAGATTTATTAGTATCAGTATTTTTAACTATATAAATAAATCCAAATGTATCTTTAGGAAAATCGTTGAGGTTAGTGATGGGTTTACTATTGTAAACCCAAGTTGGTAATGTTAACATTATCTGTCTAAATTAATTAATATTGTTGTATCTGTAGTAGGTGATACAGGTAAGGGTTGGGATAGTTTTCCTACTGCTAATAAGTTTTGATTTTCATCATATAAACCTACTGTTGTTACATAAGGTGAAAAATAAGAACCTGTTACGTTATCTGTTAAATATTGTCCTGGAGTAAAGAAAGTACCCATTGAACTTGATATTAATGTACTACCTGAGGATAAACTTGGATTTTGAGAAAAATTAAATTCATTTTCTCTCATTGTACATTTATATTGTGTTTCATATATTTTATATGAACTAGAGAATGAACAAGTTATATTGCTACCAGTAACATATTCTAAAATTGAAGTATTATCTCCTGCTTGACCACCATAAAGTGTATTACCATAAGTTACAAATCCATATCCTATAGGATTAGAAGTTGTAATAGTTATAAGTCCTTGATAATAAAATATATTACCTATAATTTCTAAGTTTTCATCTATTATATTACCTTCTCCATCATCTGTTATGCTACCACTAGGTGTAGTATAAACAAATGACTTAGGTTGAATATAATCTCCAAATAAACGTGAAGGAATAGATATAACACCTATAATATCATTTGAACCTGTAGGAAAATATCTTTGGTAAGTTAATGTAGTTTGTAAGTAGTTAAAATAGTTAGGTGTTTGTGTGGTACCAACATATCTATCTCCTGCTGTATCAGCTCCAGGTATTAAACTAGCTGTATTTACATTATCACCATAACTTGAACTTAAGTAGTTTGTATAATATAATTCTTTAATTGAATTATATACTAAACTTTGATATTGAGTTGATACTTGTCCTGTTGTAGGAGCAGAAGCAAGATTAAAAGCTCCTGTTATATTAGTTCCTAAAAATCTATCAATTCCAACACCAGAAGCAGTTAATGCGGCTGCTCCCTCGAAGTTGAATGCTTTATTCACTTCGAAGGGAGTTACTACGATATCAGATGCTAAAAATTGTTTGTAAGCGCCCATTCATTAGAAATCTAATTTTACTCTAATAAGAGCTTCTTTTGTAAAGTCTTTTAATAATGGTCTAGATAATTTTGCTACCGCTAATAATTCGTTAGTATCGTTATATAAACCTACTGTTGTAATGTAAGTTTGTGGGTTATTAATAAATGAAGGATATAATACCTCACCTGTTGAACCTGAAATGAATGATGGATTTTCTGAGTAATTAAATTCTGCACTTCTAGGTCTTACAAATATAAAATCTGAAGTAATTGTTTCTTGAGAATTAATTGTAAATGTAGCGGCTGTTGAACCACTTATGGCTCTATATAATTTTTGATTATTACTACCTGTTGAATTTGATACTATACTATAATTTAATCCAATACCACCTGAAGCTACTGAGCCACTTAATGCTGCTGGGTTTAATAAAATAGTTCCAATATCTGGTAATAACCAACCATATGAACCTGAGTTTAAACTAAATCCATCAGTTGTTGTAGATGCTGTAGTTACTTTAACACCTGCTGAACCTGAAATTAATTGAAATACCCTACCAGCTTCATTAAATGTTTGAGAAGCAACATAATTACTATTATCAGTTAAAGATATAACTCCTAAACTACCTGATAATTCTAATGTTAAAGAACCAGGGAATAATGATTGTTTATATCTTGCTCTTTCAAATGATATAGCCCAAAATTGTGAAGAAGTAAATGCTCCAAATACAAAATTTGTATTTTCATCTCCTAATACTATATTTTGGTATTGACCATAAACTGTTGAAGTAGGTGATAATCCATTTACTGCTGAGTTATATAATGTACTTCCGCTTCCGGCTGAGTTACCATAAGCTACCGCAAATTGAATTGATGCAGTAGATGATGTTTGAGGATCAGCTTGAAAAACATTTAAATAATAATCTCCACTTGAACCAGCTTCTTGAACTGATGAAGTAAAAAATGTAGTTAATGTAGGTATAGCTCCAGTCCATAACGTTGCTGTTATTGAGTCTGAACTTACTACAAAATCTGATGGATCTAATCTATTAAAAGACATATGTTATATATTAAGCTGTTTTTGTTACTGTTACTGGGATTGTTTGTCTTGCACCACTATCTCTACCTACTATTGTTAAT